AGAATATGTATTTCATGCACCAAGTTTAGAAGTAGGTGTTGTGAATGCACCAGATCGAGCATATACTTTAGTATATGAATACTATCAAGTTCCTACGGACTTATCTATTTATTCAGATGTACCTACAGTACCTGAAAGATTTAGGCATGTGATTATTGATGGTGCTATGTTATATGCTTACTTGTTTAGAAGCAATGAACAAGCAGCAACTTTAGCTAAGGGTAAGTTTGATGAGGGCGTTAAGCGCATGCGTACTATGTTGGTTAATAGATATGTCAATATGCGTTCTGGAATGATTATACCAGCCAGAGCTACAACCTTTGGTGATAGGGTTAATTAATGTCTGACGCTTGGCAAACATATGCTTTTGAGTTTAAAGGTGGATTAATTTCTAACCTATCTCCTTTACAGCATGGTATTAATGCTCCCGGCAGTGCTCGTCTATTAAAAAACTTTGAACCTTCTGTTGATGGTGGATATAAAAGAATAGAAGGCTTTGCTAAATATGACACCGCACACGTTCCTCCATATGGTTTTCCTAAAGTACATGGTAGTGGTCAAACAGGAACAACACTTATTATTGGAAATATTTTTATAACTCCGGTAGCGAATGATACATTTACTGTAGCAGGGGTTGCAGGAACGTATTCTATCACCAATGTTTCTTATGATGATACTAATAAAAGAGCAACTCTCACTTTAAGCACATCATTAGCTAGTAGTCCTGCTGACTTAGCAGCCGTTACTTTTGGATCTAAAACGGGTTTAATTAATGGAGTTGCTGCATGGGAAAGTAATGTAATAGCTCTAAGAAATAATTCTTTATACAAATCAACTGGTAGTGGCTGGACAAAAATAAATGTTCCTTTTTATGGAACAGTATTAGTTAATGGTGCTAGTCAAACTGGAAGTAGCCTTGTTATAGACGGTTTACTAGATAATCCAAAAGTAGGCGATACATTCACTATCAGCGGTGTGGAGAAGGTATACACAGTGCTTACTACAGCAACTGTTACAGCAGGTGGAGCCACTCTTTCTATTAGCCCTGCTTTAGCTAGTAGCCCCGCTGACAATGCTGCTTTAACTTGGTTAACTTCTAATTATAGTGGTAGTGAAAAACTACGCACTTCTAAGTATAGAATAAGCACCACTAGTAAAATAGTTGGTGTTGACGGAGTAAACTATCCTTTCATTTATGATGGTAGTACATACACAGTATTAGATGCTACAACAGATTTATTAGGCGTTTCCTTTGCTGCTTTTCATAAAAATCATTTAGTGTTTGCAAAAGGAGATAAGATTATTTTTTCTTCTCCTTACACCGATACAGATTTTAATGCCGCCAACGGCTCAGGAATCATTTCTATTGGTGGAGCAATCACAGGCATTATTGTATTCCGTGAAGCACTTATTATTTTTACAGAAAAAAGTATAAGTCAAATTACTGGAAACACTTCGGCTGATTTTGTTTTACAATCTATTACAAGAAATGTTGGGTGTGTAGCTAGCGATACTATACAAGAAATAGGTGGCGATATTCTGTTCTTAGGCCCAGAAGGTTTAAGACTATTGGGAGCAACAGATAGAACTGGTGACTTTAACTTAGGAGTTGTTTCTAAAGTGATACAACAAGAAGCAACTGATTTAATTTTTTCTAGTTCTTCTTTTTCTAGTGTCATTATAAAACAAAAATCTCAGTATAGAATATTTGGATATAACAGTACAATCACACCATCTGGCGCTAAAGGAATTTTAGGTACACAAATGGCTGCTGATAATACAAGTAATATTGCATGGGCAGAAACATCTGGTATAAAAGCTTATGTAGCAGATGGTGATTATAAAAACCAAACTGAAACAATTGTTTTTGCTCATACAGATGGATATGTTTATCAAATGGAAAGTGGAAGTAGTTTTGATGGCTCTAATATTATAGCCAGCTTTGCTACCCCCTATGTTCCAATTAATGACCCCAGAGTTAGAAAGACTTTTTATAAACTTTTCTTGTATACCGATCCTTTGGGAAGCGTTACAACCTCAGTGAATTTAAAGTTGGATTTTGATGACAGAGGTAGTATTCAACCAGAGACAATTACTCTTTCTAATAATACAGGAAGTGTTGGTTTTTACGGTACAAGTACAGCAAAATATGGTACAACTGTGTATGGAGACAGGCTTAAAAGATTGTTTGAAACGCAAGTGGTAGGGTCTGCTTTCTCTGTATCTCTTCAATTTGTTTCAAACAGTACAGATCCTGCCTTTTCGTTGGATGCTGCTACATTAGAATACTCCACGCATGATAGAAGATAAGGAAATATTATGACTGGTTATGTTCGTGCTGATGGGCCTAACAATATTGCCGATGGTAATATTATTAATGCCGCTGATTTGGATGGAGAATTCGATGCTGTTGTAGCAGGATTCAATGCGTCCACTGGTCATAAACATGATGGCACTGCTGCTGAAGGTGCTCCCATTACTAAAGTGGGGCCAGCACAAGATGTAGTTATTGGTAGTGGTAACATCACTCCAAAGATAACCAACACTGTTGATGTCGGTTCTGCTTCTCTTAAATTTAAAGATGTTTATTTAACTGGTACAGTTAACGCTGCTTCATTGACAGCTTCTCAGGCTGTGTTCACTGATGCTTCTAAAGGTCTGGTAAGCAATGCCATAACAGGCACTGGCAATGTAGTGATGTCAACTAGTCCAACACTAGTGACACCTACATTAGGTACTCCTTCTTCTGTCACACTTACCAATGCCACTGGTCTTCCTGTTTCAACTGGTATCAGTGGATTAGGTACAGGTGTAGCCACCCTCTTAGCCACCCCTTCTTCAGCTAACTTAGCTGCCGCTGTAACAGACGAAACAGGCAGTGGTTCATTAGTGTTTGCTACTAGTCCAACACTTGTCACTCCAGCTTTAGGTACACCATCATCAGCTACATTAACCAACGCTACTGGCTTGCCTGTTTCTACAGGCATTAGCGGTTTAGGCACTGGTGTAGCCACCTTCTTAGCAACCCCTTCTTCTTCAAACTTAATTGCTGCTGTAACAGATGAAACAGGCACTGGCTCTTTAGTCTTTGCCACTAGTCCTACATTAGTTACACCTGTATTAGGTACTCCCTCTTCAGCTACATTAACTAACGCAACAGGTCTTCCTGTCTCAACAGGCATCAGTGGTTTAGGAACAGGCGTTGCTACATTCTTAGCCACACCTTCTTCAGCAAACTTACTTGCTGCTGTTACAGATGAAACAGGTACTGGCTCTTTGGTGTTTGCTACAAGCCCAACACTGGTTACTCCTATATTGGGAACACCCACATCAGTCACACTAACCAATGCAACAGGTCTTCCTATTTCCACTGGTGTAAGTGGCTTAGGCACTAGTGTAGCTACAGCCTTAGCTGTTAACGTAGGCTCTGCTGGCGCTGTTGTAGTTAATGGTGGCGCTTTAGGCACACCTTCATCAGCCACCTTAACTAACGCCACTGGCTTACCTTTATCTACTGGCATAACAGGAACACTTCCCATTGCTAGCGGTGGCACAGGCCAAACAACTGCCTCTGCGTCTTTCAATGCTTTGTCTCCTATAACCACCACTGGTGACTTGATTCTTGGTAATGGCAGTAATAGTGCAACCCGTTTGGGCATAGGCTTAAATGGATATGTACTTACAAGTAATGGTACAACAGCAGCGTGGGCTGCATCAACAGGTGGTGTAACTTCGTTTAGTGCAGGCAGTACAGGTCTTACTCCAAATACAGCTACTACTGGTGCTGTAAGTCTTGGTGGTACATTGGCTATTGCTAATGGTGGTACAGGACAAACAACTGCAACAGCAGCGTTTGATGCCCTTGCACCAAGTCAGACATCTAACTCAGGCAAGTATTTAACCACCAACGGAACTACAACTAGTTGGGATACTGTAGTTTCTGGTGCAAGTATTAGCAACGACACAAGCACAGCAAGCAATCTTTTTCCATTATTTGCTTCTGCAACTACTGGTGTACCAACAACAGTTTTTACTAGCAATACTAAGTTGTTATATAAACCAAGTACAGGTGAGTTTAAAGTTGATGTACCAATAGCTGGTAATGGTATTTTTGTTAATGCACAAGCAGTATCATCAAACTATACAATTGATACTGGTAATAATGGCATGAGTGCAGGAACTGTTTCCGTTAACTCAGGCATCACTGTAACGATTGCAACTGGTTCAGTTTGGACTGTAATTTAAAGGAAACAAATGTCTCTAGTAGCCATATCAGGAAACGGAAGTGGAACAGGAACTGTCACTGTTCAATCTCCAAACACAAACAGTAACTTCACTCAGACATTGTCTGCGGTTGCTGGAACCATTCCAGTTGTCAGCACATCAACTGCATTGATTACTGGTGCTCCAATATATGAAAACACAAAAAATGTGACCACTTCGTACTCAGTGACTTCTGGTTCTTGTGCTATGTCAACAGGGCCTATCACCTTGGACGCTGGCGTTACCGTAACTCTTCCATCTGGCTCACGCTGGGTTGTTTTATAAAGGATAAAAAATGGCTTCACTTGTTTTAACAGGGGACACTAGCGGCACAATTACTGTGTCTGCGCCTGCTGTTGCGGGGTCTAATACGCTGACACTTCAAGCTGCTACTGCGACAAATTCTGTCAATACATTGGCAACAGCGGTTGCGTCTACATCAGGCACTTCAATTGACTTCACAGGTTTGCCAGCGTGGGTGAAGCGAATTACTGTGATGTATCAAGGAATATCAACTAATGGTTCATCAAACTACCAAGTCCAAATTGGTTCTGGTTCTTTTGTTACTAGCGGTTATCTTGGAACTAATAGCACAGTTGCATCAGCATCAGCATCTACTCTAAATATATCTGCGGGGTTTATTATTTTTACAGGTGGAAACCCCGCCGCAATAAGTCATGGCATGACTGTCTTAACAAGTTTAGGATCAAATGTTTGGCTGGCAAATGGAACTTTGGGGAGAAGTGACGGAAATGTGAGTTATATAGCCGCTGGATCACTTGCTCTTGGCGGCACTCTTGACCGAGTCCGTATCACCACAGTCAACGGCACAGACACATTCGATGCTGGCTCTGTCAACATTCTGTACGAAGGATAATCATGTCAATACTTGCTTTAACTTCTAACACGCTGATTGGCACACCAGCCGCTGGCAATCTTGAATATGATGGTCAGTTCTTTGGGACTGATAGCAATGCGTCTAGGGCGCAGATGCAAAGGATCGTGAGGGCTACTGCCGTTGCCTCTACCAGTGGAACATCAATTGATTTTACAGGCATCCCTGCTTGGGTTGAAAGAATTACTGTAATGTTTAATGGCGTAAGTAAAAGTGGAACATCAAACCATTTGATTCAGCTTGGAACAGGCTCAACTACTTTTGCAACATCAGGATACGCCTCAAGCGGAAGTACAGTTGTAACTTCTGCTGGTACTGTTACATCAACTGCTGGGTTTATTCAATACACAGACTCTGCTGCTTTTGCAGTTTCAGGTCATATGGTCATTACCAATGTCAGCGGAAATGTTTGGGTAAGCTCACACATTTGTAAAAACACTACCACATCAACTTGTATGGGTGGCGGGGACATTACTCTTGGCGCAGTATTAACAGCAGTTCGTTTAACTACAGTCAATGGAACGGATACTTTTGATGCTGGCTCAATCAACATAATCTACGAGGGCTAAATCATGGCAGTAACAATTGATGGATCAGCAAGCGTCACGATCAACTCAGGTGCGGTACTGGGGATTACCTCGGGTACTGCTGTTGCCTCTACATCAGGTACAAGCATTGACTTTACTTCTATCCCGTCATGGGTGAAGCGAATTACAGTCATTTTTAACGGTGTGAGTACAAGTGGTACAAGCAATCATTTAATTCAACTTGGCGCAGGAAGCGTCACAAGTAGTGGCTATACATCTACAGGCGTAGGTTTAGCAAATGCCGCATCGCCATCATCTACATCTTCTACGGCGGGTTTTATTCTTGGCGATATTGCAAGTGCTAGTGCTGTAATTATTGGCTACATGATGATTACAAATGTTTCGGGAAATATATGGATAGCATCAGGGACTGGCAGATATAGTGGAACTGCCTGTTTTACTAATGGCGGGTCAATTTCTTTAGCAGGCACTCTTGACCGAGTACGCATCACCACAGTCAACGGTACAGACACTTTCGATGCTGGTTCAATCAACATTCTTTATGAAGGATAAATCATGACACACAGAACAGTAGTAAATTGCGAAACAGGCGTAGTCTCTCAAGTGGAGTACACCGCTGAAGAACAAGCTGCACATGATGCGGCAGTAGCGGCACAGCAAGCAGAGGCTGAAGCTAAAGCACTTGCTGAAGCGCAAGCTTTGGCAGAAGCACAAGCTTTGGCAGAGGCACAAGCCACACCAGAACAAGGAACAACACAATGACCATAGCCATATCAGGAACAACTGGAATCACCCTTGATGGGCAGTTTAATTCTGCATCTTCAATGGGCTTCAAGAACCGCATCATCAATGGTGCAATGGTGATTGACCAAAGGAATGCGGGGGCGAGTGTTACACAAACAACTTCTTCTCCTTATACTGTTGATAGATTTTTTTGTTTTGGCTCAGTAACTTCAAAATTTACCGTTCAGCAAAATGCGGCTTCAGTAACACCGCCAGCAGGATTTATTAACTATCTTGGTGCAACTTCTTCTTCTGCTTATACAGTTGGTGCGGCTGAACAATTTAATATTGGGCAAGCAATAGAAGGTTTAAATATTGCTGATTTTGCGTGGGGAACTGCATCTGCCGCAACAGTAGCATTATCGTTTTGGGTTCGTTCAAGTCTTACTGGAACATTTGGTGGTGCTTTAAGAAATTCAGCAACTGACTATTCATATCCATTTAGTTACACAATTTCTGTTGCAAATACATGGGAACAAAAAACAATAACTATTACTGGCCCAACATCAGGAACTTGGTTAACAACAAATGGTATAGGTGTATATCTAACTTTTAGTATGGGTGCTGGTGCAACAAGAAGCGGAACTGCTGGTTCTTGGTCGGCAAATAATTACACTTCAGCCACAGGCGCAACATCAGTAGTCGGCACAAACGGCGCAACTTTCTACATCACGGGCGTACAGCTTGAAAAAGGCTCAACAGCAACTAGCTTTGATTACAGACCTATTGGGACTGAGTTGGCGCTTGCACAAAGATATTGTTTCAGAGCTATTCTTTATGACATAGGTAGGGCGCAAGACGCCACTTATCCATTTGTTACTCTTAGATTGCCAGTAACTATGAGAGCTAGTGCGTCTTATACAGCAAGTTCAGGGACATTTACAGTTAACTCGGGTAATGCTGGTGTAGTAGCTTTAGTTTTTTCATCTGTTGATACAGCATTTTTTTACAATTCCTCAAGCAATTGGACAGCTACTGCATTTGTTCAAGTTTCAGCAACATTAACAGCGGAGCTATAAATGTATAAATTAAATACACCACCTGCATTTAATAATCCAACTTGCGTAGTTCGCTTGTCAGATGTTACCTACATCCCATTTGACCCTGCCAACACCGACTACCAGCAATACTTAAAATGGCTGGAAGAGGGCAATACACCATTGCCAGCAGACGAACAAGGAGCATAACCATGTCACTAATTCTTTCAGGAACTGATGGACTATCCGATATTGATGGTACTGCCGCAACCCCTGCTATCAGGGGAACAGATGCAAACACAGGTATCTTCTTCCCTGCCGCTGACACCATTGCTTTTTCTGAAGGTGGTGCGGAGGTTGCAAGGTTTGATAGCTCTGGTAATTTATTAGTAGGCACTACAACTCAAGCCACAGGCGCTTTACTTACTGTTAACGGGTCAATTAAAGGCACTATTACCTCTGGCACTGTTGTTGCTTCTACATCAGGTACAAGCATTGATTTTACCAACCTACCTAGTTGGGTAAAGCGTATTACTGTAATGTTTAATCAAGTTAGCACATCGGGGTCAGCATATAAATATATTCGCTTAGGAACTTCTAGTGGAATAGTTTCAACTAACTATAATTCAGCTAGTTCTTTAATATATGGTTCTAATAGCTGTGAAGTTCTAGGTGAAAGTAGTGCATTTTTAATCAGGTCTGATGTTGCAGGTGAAAGATTAAGTGGTCATGCAGTTGTAACTTTAGTTGATGCGTCTAATTACATTTGGAGTTTTTCTTCAGTTGTATCAAATACAACAACAACGACTAGAACATGGCATTCTGGCGGTTCTCTTTCACTGGGTGGCGTTTGCACACAACTTCGTTTATTAGCTTCTAATGGAAGTGATACTTTTGATAATGGCTCAGTCAACATTTTGTACGAAGGATAAATCATGCACCGCACAGTCGTAAATGTTCAAACAGGTGAAACAACTCAAGTCGACCTGACCGCTGAAGAAATTGCTGAAGCACAAGCGGCAACAGTTGCATGGAATGCTGAACAATCTTTAATACAAGTACAGCCGACAATGCAAGATTTAATTATTCAACAACAAGCCCTCATCACAGCCCTAACAGCACGAATCACAGCACTGGAAACACCAGCGCCAACAATTGGAACACAAGCATGAACGAAATTAAACTCTCAACCAACTTGGTAAACGCCATCCTGCAACCAGAGGAATAACAAATGCTTGAAGACGAAACAGATAAAAGACTAGCTGTGCATGAAGCTGTGTGTGCTGAGCGATACGGACAGATATGTAAGTCGCTGTCTGAGGGCTCTTTACGTATGTCTAAGATTGAATATCTTCTGTATGCAGTGATGGTGGCTGTATTAATAGGGCCGGGTGCTGCTGCTGAATTCTTTAAAAAAATAGTAGGAATGTGAAATTGATCCTATCACCATCCTCTTTGCTGCCAATGCCTGTGTAGCTGCAATCAAGGAAGGCTGCGAGCTTTATAAGCAAGCCAAAACTTCCTTCATGGAAGTTAAGAAGACAGTAGATGAAGTTGTAGGAATAGGTAAAGAAGTACAGGGGTTTTGGAGCAAGCTCTTTGGAAGCAAATCAAAATCTACGTCTGTTGCTGTAGTTTCAAATGCCAAGAAGAAAGAACAATTTGTAGCAGTAGATGAAACTCAGGTGATGGTGGACGTAGTTTCCCAACTCACTGAGTTTTTTAAACTTCAAGAACAACTAGCTGCACACATAAGGGAAGAAGAAGAGAAGAGCCAAACAGTTTACGATCCAGATGCCAATCTAATGGAAGCTGCCCTAAAAAGGGTGATGGCAATGGATCAGATGGCAGCATTAGAAAAAACCATTAGAGAAACTATGGTGTATCAGAGTCCTCCAGAGATGGGAGCTTTATACAGCAAAGTATTTGAGATGAGAGATATTATAGGAGCAGAACAGGAAGCAGCTAGGCTAGTGCAGGAAAAGCGTGAAAGAATTAAAAGATGGCAACGTCAAGTAACAGAGCAGGACAGACAAAGAAAGCTCGTCTACAGCCTTATGACTCTGGTGCTTATCGGATACCTCTGGATTCTTCTTCTGTCGTTTCACAAGTACAAGGAAGTGATGTGATGGGAGTATTAGGATGGATTGTTGCTGTTGTCTTAGTTGCTTTTATGTTGCCTTTACTAGCTTGGATGTATCTTGATGTTCTTGCACAGAAACAAGAAGTGAAGCAACAAACTGAGCAGATAGAAAGACTTAGAAGAAAGATTGAAAGGAAGGAAAATGATAAAAAGCCTAATAGTATTAGTGACAATCTTGTTTATGACAGGGTGCGAAGACCGTTATCGCTACCCCTGCCAAGACCCAAAGAATTGGAATAGTGAAGAATGTAAGCCACCAATTTGTACAGCAGCAGGAACTTGTCCTGAGATGCTTGTTAAACCAGAGGAGAAGAAGTGATGCCAACAATTGGATACAAACAAAATAGTCGCCTGACAGCAGATGAGATTGAAGTCAGAGTATGGGCATTTGTCATTGTGGTGTTGGTGACAATCTTGCTGGCTTCTATGGGTATGTTTCTTTACTCAGTGAGTTTTGTTACGCAACCAATGAATGGCAGCATGGCTGCAATTGACAAGGTGTATACACAGCAGATCTCAACAATAATGGTCTTCATCACTGGTGTGTTAGGTGGTGTTGCTGGTCGATCTGGTGTCAAGGCAATTGCCAATGCAAGTGCTAAGGCAGAAGCCAACGACAATGAGCCACCAGCACCATGAGCATCCTTAACCCCTACATACTTTTAACCGTCTTGCTGGCTGTTCTAAGCAGTTTTGGAGGGGGTTATTGGAAGGGTGGTCATGACGCTCATCTAAAGCAACAAGCTGAGATTGCTGCTTTGAATGAGAAGGCTAGAGAGACAGAGAAACAAATGATGGTTGTAGCCACAACATATGCAGATACATTAAGGAAAGCTAATAAAAATGCTGAAAAGAAAATCACTACTCTTAGGGCTAACATTGCCACTGGTGATCTGCGCCTGTCAATCCCCACCCAAAGCCCCGTATGTCCCTCCTCAGATGCCACCCCTGCCGTTGGAGATAACAGCGGAGAAACACGAACCGAACTTGACAGATCGGTTGCTGAATCTCTTATCGCCATCACAGCCGAAGGCGACACAGCCATAAGAAAGCTTAACGCTTGTATTGAAACCTATAACACTTTAAGGAATATGAAATGAATTTAACAGCCAACTTCTCTTTACATGAGCTTACTAAGTCTGAGACTGCTTTGCGTTTAGGCTTGGACAATACACCAAATGAAGCAGCCATTGCTAGTCTTAAACTCTTGTGCGAGAAAGTATTACAACCTGTTAGAGATCATTATCAAAAAGGTGTAAAGTGTAATAGTGCATTTCGCAGTGCGGAAAGTAATGCAGCAGTCGGAGGATCTCGTACCTCAGACCATTGCAAGGGCCAAGCAGCCGATATAGAAATACCCGGTGTTGCTAATGCTGAGCTTGCTCAATGGATTATGGACAATTTAGAATATACACAACTCATCCTTGAATTCTACACTCCCGGTATTCCTGATAGCGGATGGGTACATGTTTCCTATGATCCTAACAATCTTAAAAAACAAGAGTTGACAGCAACCAAACAAAATGGTAAGACAGTGTATTTAAATGGACTTGTTGCTTAAGCGGTGCTATAATGTCTCCAAACCACCTAAACATAATTGGTAGGGAATATGAGATTGTTTACTTAGATGAATTGAAAGACGCTGTTGGTGAGTGTGACTGGGACAATTTAAAGATAAGAATAAAGAACGGTCAGCCCCTACCACTAGAAGTGGACACAGTGTTACATGAAACTGTACATGCAATAGATAATGCCATGCAGCTTAATATGAATGAAAGACAAGTGTATTGTTTAACTACAGGATTGATATCAGTGTTAAAAGATAATCAACATTTTTTAGAATATTTGTATAGGGTAGTAAAGAAATGAAAGAAAATTTCACAGCAACACAAAAAGAAGTTGTAGCCAGAAAGATGGGCTATAACGGCCCTATGCAAATGTTTGATGAGTTCTTAATGTCTAGACCATCAGATGCACAGCGGTATGCTTCCATCACTTCTAAGTTTGCTGAGAACATGGCTAATGGTGGTATGGTTGGATATGCACAAGGTGGTGCTGTATCTGCTCCACAGAATAAAGCTTCTCATATCATTGAACAATTTATGAGATCAAGAGGACAAGACCCTGTTAAAAGACTTAACGCTATTTATAGACTGGTTAAACTAGGAGATGCCATCCTGTTACAAGAGAATCAGTCTGTCTTAGAACTTAGAAAGATTAAACCCGGCATGGTTTATTGCCACTTATATTCTTTAGATAAACCAATGACTTTGGTTAAATCCATTACGAAGTTTATTCAAAAGGTTAGACAATCTGACATTAAAGTTATATATGGTAAGGCAGATAATGCTCAGATTATTACACTATTAAAAAGTTTAGGTGTTCCTGTAACTGATTCAGACCTGCCTGAGTTTAATTGGAAGGCTACAGTATGAGATATAGTAATAGTTTAGACATCTTAGGAATACCTTCATTACCAGCTAATGCGTTTAAGCACGTAGGTAATAGACAGATTAAGCTGTATGGTGGTGGTAATCCTGTTAGTGATTTTGCTGATGATGTTATTGGCCTAGACGATAGTGGTGGTATTGTTGGTAGTGTTTCAGAAGGTGCTGCAAAAATAGAAGACACTGTTGTAGATGTAGGCGCACAGGTTGATGACTTTGTTGGTGAAAATATTCCCGGAGGTTGGGTAACTGTTGCTATTGTTACTGGTGCTTATTATTATGGAGGTGTTCCTCCTACTGAAGCCGCCACAGCAACAGAAGCAGAAGTTGCTTTAGCTAGTTCTGAAGCCACCGCATCTAATGCTTTAGCAGCAGGCAACACCACTGCATATTCTAATCTTGCAAATCCTGCTCTAAATTCTGTACCCGCTGGAAGCTATGCTGGTGTAACAGCCAGTAGTATGCCTACACAGCTTGATTACACTTTAGGCTCTGGTGCTTCTGGAGGGCCTTCCTTTACAGCAGCACCGTCAGCAACTCCTTTACCAGCAGGTGGAGCACCTGTTAGTTATGATATTGCAGCGCCTATACAAGAGGGGCTTACAAAAGGAGCAACTCCTAATTTAGGTTCTTCCTATAATCCATTTGCTCCTACTAGTATGGGTGGAGGACAAGGACTTACTGTTCCTTCTGCCACTGGTGTAGGCACTGTGTCTGCTGCTGGAACATTTGGCACAGCTAATTCTGTTACTCCTACTGGTTCAAACCTTTATGATTTAGGTAGTAGGGGTGAGCAACCAGCAACAGAAAAAGAAAAAGAAGGAAAAGATGTCACTGCTGCTGTTTCTCTCCTCATTGATCTTTTAAGTGAGCGCACTCAATCAACAAGAGGACAAAGAAGCTATGCTGTTGGTGGTGCTGTAGAGCCAACAAACCCAACAGCAACTATGGGAACTGCTGCAACTACAGCAATATCTCCCGGAATGACAGCCACTACAACTCAAGCAGACACTACAGCAGCCGCTGTCCCCACTACTGGTGTTACTTCTACAGAGATAGCTGCTCCTTCGGCAGTGGCTGAAGAGAAGATAGCAACAGATGCTGCACAAGCAAAACTTGCTGAGAGTTTAACTGGGGTGTCAGCACAACAAGGAATTGTTTCTGAACAAGCACAGGCACAAGCTGCCACTACTGTTCCAACTGAGACAGCAGTGGGTAAGGAACAAGCTGCTCAAGGTGTTGCTACACAAGTGGTTGCCCCACAAAAGAGAACTGTACAAGCTGGAGAGATTGTTAGTGGATCTGCTGTAGATCAAGCAGCAGTGGAAGCTGCCTTAGCTAAGACACAAGCTGCCCAAGGCGTGGTAACAGAAGAGATGACTACACAAGGTCAGCTTAATAAACTATTAACAAACTTTGATGCAGGGAATCCACCACCTTGGGCTGCTGCCTCTATGCGTGGTGTGACAGCACAGCTTGCGGCTAGAGGGCTTGGTGCTAGCAGTATGGCGGGACAAGCTCTTGTTCAAGCTACACTAGAAGCTGCTCTTCCTATTGCTGCCACTGATGCCAAAGTGTTTGAACAGATGGGTTTACAGAACCTGTCTAACAGACAACAAACAGCAATGGTGTTAGGAGAACAAAGAGCTAAATTCTTAGGACAAGAGTTTGATCAAAACTTCCAAACCAGAGTGTTGAATGCTGCACGTATTGCAGACATTGCTGATAAAAACTTCACTGCTGATGTAACCATTGCTTTAGAGAACGCACGTTTAACAGGCACAATGGATTTACAGAACTTGTCTAATAGACAAGCATTGGTGCTAGCTAAGACAGCACAGGTTGCTAATTTAGAAACAACCAATCTAAACAATAGACAACAAGTGGCTGTAGAAAATGCTAAGGCTTTCTTAACTTTAGATGTTAAGAACTTAGACAACAGACAACAAACAGCTTTGTTTAAAGCTAAAGAAATTGCTGATTCAATTATCTCAGACACTGCTGCTGCCAATGCAGCTAAGGCAACTAATGCTGCTAATGCCTTAGAAGCTGATAAAATAAATGCACAGCTTGCTCTTTCTGCTTCACAGTATAATGCAGCAGAAAAGAATAAGGTGGCTATATTTAATAAGTCTGCTGCTGATGAGCTTATTAAATTTAACGCACAGGAAGCAAACGACAGAGCAGAGTTTAATGCTAACTTATCAACTCAAATTAACATAGCAAATGCTAAACTATTGGCAGATATTTCTACAGCAAACACTAGAGAAACAAATGCAATGGCTGCTGTTAATGCTAAGAATGCTACAGACTTGTCTGCTTCTACGTATGCTCAGCTTTCACAGACATACAGAGATCAGCTTGAGACAACATGGAAGACTTCTGATAATGCTTTAATGAGAGCAAATGAAATTGCTAAAGTTACTCTTACTAGTGAAGCAACAAAATATGCAGGGGATGCAGCAGCAGATGCTGCTTACTATGCAGCTTTAGGTAGCTTGAGTGCTGGTCTGTTAACCTCTAGTGGCGCTTCTAAAGTAGCTGATACTGTTGGTGGTAAATTATCTGAGTGGTTAGGACTATAATGCAACACATTAAATCATACGTAAATAAAATAGAAGGCATCATTGCTTCTAGTAAACCCTCTACTTCTAAGAAGAAGCCTATGGGCTTTGCTCCTACTAAGGAGAAGCAAACAGAAGAAACTAAAAAAGAAGACATGAATATGAAGATTGTTGCTGATACAGTGCAGGGTATTAGAGAAGCTAGAAAGGGAATGCTAAATGCAACCAAATAAAACAAGCCCTCTTGATGTACTACAACCCATAGCTCCGGGAATTTCTTGGACTGCTCCTGAAAAAAGCAGACCTTGGCAACAACCTCCACAGCTAGTTAATATTAGTGATGTTGTTAAAAAATATATGGATGGTTTTTCTGATCCAGAAGTTATGTCTAATGCCATTGATGCCATAGAAACTAAAGTGCCTCTGTCTGTGATGGCACAATCAATCATGCTTAACCATGTGAGTGAAGGTGTTCATACAATGGATATGGGCATACTGGTTATGCCTGTCATTATTGAATTGTTAATTACATTTGCTGAGCTTAGTAACGTAGACTACATTGTTTTCCCTGATGAGATAGAGAAACAGAATATTATTCCTGTTGGTGTTGCTAAGCTTGCTATGAAGAAAGCTTTAGAGAGCATGGAGAAAACTGTTGAGCAAGTACAAGAAACAAAGCCAGCAGGTCTTATGGCACGTAAACAGAAAGAGGTGATGTAATGGCTGGCTTTTTTCAAGCGTTTGCAACTGGTGCTGCTACCACCATTACTGAGAATATTAAAAAAGAAGAAAAGAATGCTAGAGAACTAGCTGCTGCTCAAGCGTCTATGCTTATTGAGAATCACAACAAAGTAAAAGATGCTAGAGATAAGCAAGCCAATAAAATGAAAGAGGATGCTCTTTTTCTTAAGGCTCAGTTTCCTACAGTTTCTAATGATGAGCTAGTGATGGCTGCTACAAATCCTTCTGCTGTTGCTGCTTTAAGAGCTAGAGCAGCACAGCCTGATTGGGATCCATCTGTAGTTAAGTTTACAGACTTTGCACAGGTCACTACTAAAACCACAGGACAGGATGTAGATAAAATTATTAATGACATGTATGACATGTCTGCTGCTAGGGCTGCTCCTGTTGAAGCTAATAAGAGTATGAATCTTATTCAAAAGATTACAGCAGGTACTGGAGATCAAGAACTCAAACGAATTGTTTCTCCATTAGGACTTGATGTAGATCAATTAAAAGGGGCAATGAACTTCAAGCCTAAGATGCCTGAAGGTGAGGTTAAGTTTAACTTAGGTGCTTTAACTCAGAAAACATTTGATGCTGAGTATGACAAAGTTAAGCTTAATGTTGTCAAGGCTCAACAATTTCCTGCTGGTGCAGACAAAGATGCTGCTTTAAAAGCATCCACTGAAAAACTAGCACAGTTCACTTTAGTTAAATCGTTAGGAAATACAGAAGCCTTGACCAATGAGAAGATACTTTCTAATATGGTCACTGAAATACAAGAGCTTTCACCAGACAGTCCTGAGCGTAAAGTTTTAGAAAAAAAGCTAACAGAAAGAAAAGCTTTAATGAAGACAGGTACTAATGAAATAAGTGAGAATGATATTAGAACTGATCTAACCACTCGCATCATTGCTGCTAAGAAGGCTAGTAATATGGATGAAGCAAAAGTATTAACTGCTGAGCTGGAACAACGTAAAAAACTGCTTGATAAAGAAGAAACAAACGTAGAGAAAATCACTGCTACAAATTTACAGGTAGCAGCCTCTAGAGCTATTGTTGCTGCCCTTACTACATAT